CTGGGTCGCGCCGACCGGCACGAGCGTGCCCAGCCGGCTCGCCGGCCGCGGGTTGCCGAGCGCGTCGAGGATCGTCTGCGCCCAGGCGGTCTCCTGCGTCGTCATGGTGGCGTCGGGTGGGAAGGCAAGATCGGCGAGCGTCGTCGATGCCGTGCGTGGGCCGTGGATCGTCGCCGACGCCGGCAGGCTCGCCACGTAGTCGGCATAGCTGCCGCCATCGATGCGGACCACGTTGCGGACCCGGCCGCGGTTGAACACCGATGCCAGCGCGACCAGGCCGACGCCGCCGCAGTTGATGACGATCGTCGGCGTCGAGCTCGCGGTCACGCCGCGCGCCCACCACGCGATCACCCCGGCGCGCGTGCCGAACACCGCGCCGAGCTCGGCGAAGCGGACGGCGTGGAGCGCTTCCATCGCCTGCCCCGAGACGGTCACGGTGTCGCGGTGCGCCGTGCTCGTGCCCGTGAACGAGCGGTTCGCCGCCGGCCATGCCACCGCGTCGAGCACCGCGGCCGCCTGCGCCGCCGTGGTGTCGGCCGGCAGGACCGTATCGGTGGGCAGCACGAGCGCGGCGACCGTGGCGATGGCGTCGATCGCCGACAGGGTCGCGACCTGGTCGCCGACGTCCCACTCCCACGCTTCCAGCGTGCCCGTCCAGCCCGCCTGCCCGTCCACGAGCACGCGCAGCGGCATCCCGACGCGCAGGAAGTTGTAGTACGGGCTCGTCGCGTTGCTCGGGTCGTAGGCGCGCGTGGTGTCGTGGAGGCTGACCTGGGCCCGGCCGCCCTCGGCTTCGGTCAGGGGCCCGAACGGGTTGCCGGCGCCCCAACTCCACTGGATCGAGAGGACGAGGCACGTCACGGCGTCCCAGGCGCCCGTCCACGGCGTGAGCTCGCTGCCCGGGTTCGCGTCGAGCAGGTCGCGGTCCAGGATGAACGGGTGGGCGCCGAAGTCGCCCTGCACGACGATGTCGGCGCCCCGGACGATGCTCATCCGGCCGCCCGATCGAGCGCGCGCAGGAACGTGCCGCGGCCGCCGTTGTTGCCGGCCCACCGCTGAAGGGCGCGGACCACCGCCTCCGGATCGGCGCTCGTGTTGATGGTGACGTTGGTGACGCCGGCCTGCCGCGTGCTGCGGGCGCCGCGCGTCGCCGCGGCCGCCGCTGGCGCGGGCGCCGAGAACGGCAGGCTGATATTCGGCAGGCTGATCCCCTTCAGCGGGTTGAGCGAATCGAGGAACCGGCCGACGGCGCCGATCGCGTTGCTGATCCAGTCGAGCAGGGACTTGATCCAATCGACGACGCCGCCGATCGCCTTGCCGACGGCGTCGAGCGTGGGTCCCAGCGCGTTCAGGACCGGCGTCAGCTTCGCCCCTACGGCCGACGCCACCTGACCCACGATGCCGAAGAACGTGCTGAGCACGCCGATGATCACCTTCAGGATTTCCACGGCGACTTTGATGATCGCGACGAGCGGCGGCATCACGGCCGTTATCAATTGCCCGAGAATTTGAATAACCGGGACAATTGCAGGAACCAACTCATCTAATATAGGGAGAAAGGCACCACCTACTGTTTCCCCCAATTCACTAAAAGAGTCGTTCGCAATTTGCATCTGGCCTTCGGTGGACGACGCGAACAGCTCGGCCTGCCCGGCGGCCATCTTCTGCGCGTTCGCCAGCGTCTCGGTGGCGCTGGTGCCCTTGTCGAGGCCCGGGATCAGCTTCGCGAGCGCGCCCGCGTTGCCCGCCTGCGCCTTCGCCACCGCGTCGGATGCCGTGGCCAGATCGACGCCGGCGAATCGGGCGACGTCCTGCGCGGTGGACAGGAGCGCCGTCGCCTCGGTGACACTGCCCGTCGCGGTGACGAGCGACTGCAGCGCGTCGCGCGTCTCGGAATCGGTGAACGCCCGCGCCTGCGACGCCGCGACCGCCGCGTTCACCTGGTCGGTCGACGTCGCGGTCGCGGCGCCGGCGGCCGTGATCGCCTGTTCCAATTTCGCCTGCTCGTCGCGGTCCTCGGCGGCGGCCTGGGTCATGCCGGCGATGGCGGCGATCGCCACGCCCGCGCCGGCGACGACGGCGCCGCCCATGGCGAGCGATTCGACCGAGATGCCGCCGAGCGCGCCCTTCGCCTTCTCGGAGCCCGCGACGAGATCGGCCGTGTCGGCCGTGAAGCGGGCGACGATCTCCAGCGCGTCAGCCACGTCGAATCCGCCGCGCGTCCTTCTCGACGCCGCGCGCCCAGGCCTGCAGCTCGCCCATCGTCATCTCGGCGAGATCGGCCGGCGCGAGCCCGGTGAGCCGGAGCCAGCTGACCTTGAAGTCGTCCCAGGCCGCCTCGACTTCTGCCCGGCGGCCGGCGTAGGGTCCGGCGGATCGGACCACTTGATCGCGAAGCGCTGCGCCTCCTGCCAGCTGAGATCGGGTTCGACGCGGCGCATGATCACCCACGCGAGCGCCTGGGCGAGCTCGATCGACGTCCAGCCGCCGCGCTCGCCGAACTCGTCGATCAGCTCCTGCGGCGTCTTGTCGAGCACGCGCCCGACGGACACGAGCTCGTACGGCGTGAGCGTGTCGGCCCGGATCGAGGACAGCGGGATCGAGATCGTGCGCGTCGGCCGCGTCCGCTCGATGATCTCGCCGAGATCGGTGACTGCCTCGTGCCCGTTCTCGGTCATCGCGACTTCGCCGCCGTACGCGCGTTCTTGGCGCGGCGCCTGTAGCCGTCGCCGAGCTTCTTGCGGTACTCGCGCCCTGCCACCTTGCGCATCGCCCGGATGCCGGCCGCCATGTAGCGCCGCGCTTTCAGATGGCGCGTGCCGAACTCCTGGTACGGCCAGTAGGCAACGCCCACCGCGAGCGTCGCCTGCCGATCGTCGCCGGCGCCCGTGATCGAGCCCGACAGGCGCCCCGTCGCCGCCGGAGATCGGGCGCGCGCGGCGTCCTCGCCCGCCTGGCCGATGAGACGGTGGACGTCGCCCATCGAACGCGCGTCGTCGATCACCCCCTGGATCGCCGCCTGCGCCTCGGGAACGCCCTCTACGGTCGCTCCCACCTAGGCAGCCTTCTTGGCGCCCTTCTCCTGGGGGCTCAGCTCCTCACGGGCTTCCAGGCTCGCCTGCTGCTCGTCCGAGAGCGTGGTCGGCGTCGTCGTCGCAAGGGACGGCCGGGCGGTGCAGGGCAGCTCGACTTCGAACTCGGCCCACGTCGCGACTTCGCCGCCGTACGAGCCTTCGGAGAGGACGACCGTGGCATCGATGCCGGGCGTCGCCGCCGCGTAGGCGGCGGACTTGCCGTGTGCGTTGACGATGCAGCGCGCCGTCGCGCCGGCGTTCGTCCACAGGAACAGGGACAGGCCGCCGGTCGCCCAGTCCTGGACGCCCACGAGATGGATCGCGTACGTGGACGGACCCTGTTGCTGGATCGTGTCGCACAGCGTCGCGTACTGCGTCACGTCGCCGGGCGTCGTGACGAGCTCGGCCGTCTTGACCGAGCAGTTGTATTCGATCGCGCCGGCGTACGTGCCGGGCGGGATGAGAACGAATTTGACCGATGCGTCCTTGATGAACAGCCGCGCCATGGTCTAACCCTCCGGTACTTCGACGTCGAGCTCGACGACTGCGCCGCGCATCGGCTTGCCTCCGATCGAGATCAGGGTCGGCGCCGAGCGGACGCCGCGATAGGTCGCGTAGGCCATGCCGCGCACCACGTTGCGGCCGATCGTGATCAGCGCGTCGAGCGCGTCGAGCGCCTTCACCGTATCGACCGGCACGAGCGCGAGAACCTCCAGGCTCCAGCGCTCGTCGCACTGCGGCACCGCTGAAGGCTCGCGGTAGGGCGAGCCCGGCCGCACCAGGAACGCCGGCAGCGCCGGCGGGTTGATGGGCTCCTCGGCGAACACGGTGACGTTCGCCGGCGCGGCGGCGTCGAGGAGCGCCGCGAGATCGGTGCGCGGGCTCATCCGATGCCGAAGTCGGTGCGCAGGCCCAGGAGCAGCGGGTCCGCGTCGGTCATCAGGCCGCGCATGTACATCGGCACATCGCTCGACGCCGCGATCACGCCGTAGGGCGCCTCGGGATCGTGGTAGAAGCGAAGCGCCCCGTTGAGGGCCAACTGATGGATGCGCGCGGGCACTGGGGCGGAAAACGGCGCGCCGGCCCGCGTATCGATCCACTCGGTGACGGCGTCGATCGCGGTCTGGGCCCGGGCCGCGTCGGCGCCGGGCCCCAGGATCGCGGTGACTTCGGCGAGGGTGACGTAGGCCATCTACGCCGCGGTGACCTTGATCGAACCGAGCCGCTGGCCGACGGCGAGGTACGCCCACACGCCCACCCGCACGCCGGCGGGCCCGGTGACGGCGTCGTAGGAGAACCGCGCCACCGGGCTCTCCATGATCACAAAGTCGTTCTGGCGGCCGGTGACCACGACGTTCGCCGTCGAGGCGTAGGACAGGTAGACCGTCGCCCCCAGGAGCGACGCGCCCACGGCGCCGTTGTCGGTCGTGCCGTCGGCGTTGATGGGCCCGACCGCCGGCAGGAGCGGCCGGCCCGTCGTGTCGGCCTGGGAGAGCAGGACCGGGTACAGGGCGGGCGGGATGAACTGGCCGGTGGCACCGCGGAATCGCGCGGTGTAGTAGGCGACGATGTTGCCGAGCATGCCGGCGTACGGGGTCGCCGCGACGATCGCGACGCCCGACGCCGTCGAGCCCGCTTCGACCGCCGTTTTGATGACCGCCTCGGACGCCTGCGCGTACGCCTCGATCATGTCGGCGATGACCATCGCCTCGGCCGACGGCGACGAGCCGTCGAGCACCTGGCGGGAGACGACCGTCTCGGTGCCGTACAGGACCGGCGTCACGGTGACGGCCGTGGTCGCGAAGTCCGACGCCGCCGGGTTCACGCCCTCGGCCGACTGGGCGACGACGACAGTGGACGTCGTGACCTTCGGGTAAATCTTCGGCAGGCCGTCCGAGATCGCGTAGCGGTCGTAGAAGCCGCCCATGGGCCGGCCCTTGAGGATGCGCGGCGTCAGGAGCCCCGCCACGTAGTCGTTCGGGTACGCGCCGGGAATCTCGGCCGAGAGCACGTCGCCGGCGCGGGCGAGCATCGACATGCCGGCCGATTCGGCCGAGCGCTCGTACTCGGTGCGCATCTGCTCGTAGCGGAAGATCCGCTCGGCGGCCGCCATGTCGCCGTTCCGCGCCCGCCAGCCGTCCGAGAGCAGCGACACGCGCTGGCCGCGATCGTCGCGCCCCGACCAGGTGGCGTCGGCGCGGTAGACCATCTCGTTGCGCGTGACCTGAACGCGCGGGCCCGACGCCCGGCTCAACGCCTGCGCCGTCTCGCGCTCGGCCGCGGCGCGATCGACATCGACCGTCACCCGGGTCCGGTTGGGGCGCTCGCCCTTCGGCGTCTCGGGCTCGTCCTCGGTGTCCTCTGTGTCCTCGGCCGGCGCCGTCGTCTTCTCGTCGCTCATGTCTCCCTCCGAAGCGGCCCGCACGGCCGTGATCTGCGCGCCCTGGTAGGCGCCGGCTGCGACCAGGGCCACGCGGCCGAGATCGATCTTGGTGCGCTCGACGATGCCGTCCTTCGTCCGCCGGTGACTCACCGGTTTGAAGGCAACGCTCATGTCGGTGAGCACGCCATCGCGGGCAAGCTCGTACGCCTCGTCACCGAGCGGCGTCTTGCTCACGCGGAAGCGCATGAGGGCGCCGTCGCCCTCGAGATCGGCCGAGACACCGCGGCCGATGAGCCGCGAGCCCTCGTGGTGCGAATAGGACTGCGGTGTCGAGTCCGCCATGTATTCCAGGCGGACACGCGCCGGATCGAGGCCGGCCATCGCGCCGCGCGCGATCGTCTCGCGATAGGCGCGGCCGTCGGGCGAATCGCGGACCTCCGCAACCTGTCCGTAGGGCACGACGACGCCCTCGATGATCCGCTCCTCCGGCGCGCCGGCGGCGCGGAGCAGGACTTGCCCGGTCCACTCCCGGGCAAGCTCGCTCATTCCTGCAGATCTCTCGACGTCGTCGTGGTCGTGCCGTGGACGGCGTCCTTCGGGTTGGGCTCTTCCAGCGCTTCCTTCGCCTTCGCGATCTCGGCGTCGTTGTGGTACGCCACCGCTTCGTCGATGTCGTCCTGGGTGGGCTCATCCTCAGCGGCGGTCGCCTCGGGCTCGGGATCTGCTGCCTTGTCGCGTGCCATTACTGACCTCCGACTGTCACCATTGCCGCCGGGATTGCGACAGGCGCGCCCGACGCCGGCGGTGGCGTCGCCCCTTCTGGCAGGGGGCCCAGTCCGAACCCCATGGCTCGCGCCTCGTCGATCGTCAAGATGCCCGAACCGACGAGCATCTGGTGTGCCTGCGCCCTGGATTGCAGGTCGCCCTGCAGGTAGCGGGAGGGGTCCAGGCGCATGCGCCGACCACGCACGTAATCACCGGGCAGCAACTCAGAAATGGCGTCCTCGATCGGGCCCGCGTAGCCGCGCAGGGTGTATCGCCAAAGGTCGGTCGCGTCGTTCTCGACGTTGGCGTACGTCTCGGAATCGCCGGCCGGCGCGTTCAGGATGCGCGACGGGACGCCGAAATAGCGGCCGATGTCGGCGACGATCTCGCGCCGCGCCTCGACTGCGGAATCCGTCGTCGGATCGGCGCCGAACGGCTTTGCCTCCAGGCCGTTGTCGAGCACCGCCGGCCCGCCCAGCTGGCGCCGCGACGTCCAGCTGTCGGAGATGCCGGCCGCCTGGTCGGACGTCAGGCTCGCTGTCGTCTGCAACACGGTCACGGTCGGGCCGCCATTGATCCAGTAGCGGGCGAGGTGCGTGTCGGCCGCGAGGTACGCCTGGAACTGCGAGCGGGCGACGTCGAGGATGCCCGACGCCATGTCGGAGATGCCCGGGAACGGCGAGCGCCGGATGATCGTGATGAACTCGGCCGGAATCCGCTCGCCACCCACGAGGTACTCCGTCGGCGAGCTGAGACCCCACGGGTCGGGCGGCGTCAGCGGCATGATCGCGTTCGGCGGGATCGGCAGGAGCGACCACGGCACGCCCTCGGAATCGGTGCCGCCGACATGGAGCAGATAGACCGTGTTGTAAAGGCACTCGGTCGCGACGACGCGCTTGGTCCATTCGCGCACCGACAGGGTCGCCATCGGCCGAATGACGAGGCGCGATGGCTCCAACTCCTCGGGGCCGGCGGCAGGGCCCCTCCACTCGCCCCACGGCATATCGGAGATCGTGTCGGCAATCAGGTTCACGCACCGCCAGACGGCCGACAGTCCGAGCGCCGTGCCGCCCGATACCCACGGCACGCTCACAGGGGCGGTGATCGTGGGAACCGTTGACGGTGGCGTCACCGCACCAGACCGACCGAACAGACGATCTAGGAAGGTCCCCACCGTGCGCACGATACGCCCGAGATGGTGGATACTCCTAGTACTTCTGGGTCATATCGGCGGCGGCGAGCCCGGCCTACCATTGGATCTCCGGTCACGGCGTCGGTTCCCGCAAGGCTCCCGCGCCGCGATCGGTCTGAGCCTTGCGTCTGAGCCTTGCGTACCTGGAGCCTTGCACTTGTTGACGAGCAACGACCCGCAGACGGTGATTCGCACCGCCCGCAAGGCGTATCGCTGCGATTGCCACCTAGAGACGCACGCGCACCTTACCGGCCGCCCCTATGGCAATACGAACTGGCGATGGTGCCCGGTGACGATCCGGCC